AACATTCTCTAAGGTCGAACTTACTACCAAGAAGATTCGTCTTGATTGGGAAGTAACAGCAGAATCATTGGAAGATGGTGTAGAAGGTGACGCTCTAGAAGATCACTTGGTACGCTTGATGACCAACGCATTCGCAAATGATATCGAAGATCTCGCTATCAATGGTGATGGTGCAACAGGAGCATTCTTGTCAATCATGCCAGGATTTATCAACAAGGTAAAGACAAACGGAGATGCACATGAGTCAGTAGTAACCGTAGCAGATAATGCTTGGACACCTGATGTAATGCAGGGTATCATCAATGCAATGCCACGTAAGTACCGTGCACTTAAGAATAATCTTAAGTTCTACGCAGGTACAGATGCATTTGGTGGAATCGTTAAGAACAACGGTACACTAGCAGATGCAGTTGCAGAAGCATTCTCAGGCCAGATGCCAGGATCAACCCAGGCAAACCGCCAATCATACCTTGATGGTATCGGACAGACATTCGGTGGAGCACGTACAACACGTGTTCTCGGAATTGAAGTTCAGGAAGTTCCTTACTACCCAGCAGGCTATATCGATTTGACATTCCCTGCAAACCGTGTATGGGGATTCCAACGAGACATCACTGTAAACCGTGAATACGTAGCAAAGAAGGATACAATTGAATATACTGTATTCGTTCGCTTCGGTATCAACTGGGAAGAAGAGGATGCAATTGCATTCGCTGATTCCGCTGCAGATGCATAATCTGTAAACAGTACCTTTAATGGGGGGCGGGAGGTCACTCTCCTGTCCCCCTTAATACTTTAATGATATAATACAAACAAGGAGGATACAATGGAAAACAATAATTACAATCATCCGTTTTCAGCAGACAATGCAGAAGAGCATGACCATGTCGAAGCCCCAGTGGTAGAGGCACCAGCAGAGCCAGTAGCAGAACCAGTAGCAGAGCCAGTTGTAGAAGCACCAGTTGTTGAGGCAGTAGTCGAAGCACCAGTAGCAGAAGAGCCAGTTCAGTCACTAGGATTTACAGAGACAGGTGCTATTGGATCAATGGCAGCAGACGGTCCAAAGAGAGATATTAGCCCAGAGCAAGGCATTGGAGACAAGGTTGCAATCTACTCAACAAGCAATGTTCGTTGGGAAGAAGCAAATGGAGCAATCTATAAGGGCGTTAATATCGTAACAAAAGAGCAAGCAGACAAGTGGCTAACTCGTTCACATGTTCGCATTGCAACACCCGAAGAAGTCCAAAAGGTTTTAGGGTAATTTAATATGGAGATATTGAGAGTTCCGCCATATGCAGATATACCTGTTAATTTTGTAGTTCCTGCGGGAATCACATCATCAACTATAACTGTCAACATAACCGATATGGCGGATCTTTCAGTATCTACTCTAACATTTTTAAACAAAATGGCAGGAAATGTTCTTAACATATCTTTGCCAGGAAATTACGACTCTTCTTATAGAGTTGAGATTATTAAAAATTTTGGGGTAGTTGGAGAAACAACTCTTCAAGATGAAACTTATGAGATTGTAAGACCATACGTAGACCCATCAACAAAAGGATCAACAGCCTCAGAGATTGCTACCTATGCTTTAAATGAAGAAATTGCAAGAGCAGTAATTGATTCAATTGTTGTAGAAGGATTTTATTACAAGAAAAAGGTTTTACATTTTACGGGAACTGGAGCAGACTATCTGCCAATCTGGGATGACGTAAAGAAAATTTTAGCGGTATACGAAAACAACAAGTTAGTAGAAGACAGACAATACGAAGTATCATCAGACAAGACAGCAATTATTGAAAAGTCATCTGATAACATTAATCGTGCAGAATCTTCTCCACTAGTTCTACCAGCAGCAGCATCAGATTCCTTGGACCCACAGTTTGTGTACAGAGGGTTTGGTAAGACTTGGGATTACCTAATAACTGTTGAGTATGGTCACACATCAGTTCCATCAGACATTGTTAGAGCAACTGAGATGCTAATCCACGACATAGAGTGTGGGAAGTTAGATCATTACAAGAGATTCGTTTCTTCTTACAACACAGATCAATACAGAATTCAATTTGATAAGGGTCTTTTCGAAGGAACAGGAAACATAATTGTAGACAAGATACTTTCAAAGTATACTAAGTCTATTACAAAACTTGGGGTGTTGTAATGACAGTTTGTGAAACTCCAGACTTTATATTTCCAATGCAGGCATCCCTTTATCATCCAATTATTGAGCAGGGTGACTTTGGGGCAATTAAAAAGCAATGGGTTTTAGATAGAACTTTTGCTTGTAGTTTTTCATCAGGTGGCTCAGCATTTAAAGAAGATGTAAAGCCAAATGTAAACATTACTCAAAACTCACTTTTGGTTGGAAGAGCAAAATCAGACATAAGAATATCTTCAAGAGATAGCAAAAACGCACTAACAAATATATTGATAACAGATATAAGAGATCAAGCAGGAAACCTTATCTATATGGAAACCTCTGGGGTTAGATCTGGCAAGCCAACCTTATTTGAAATAGCAACCTGCGAACCATTTGTAGGACCATTCGGCGTTGTCGAGTCATTCAAGTTAGTTATTAGAAGATCAGAAAATCAATCAGGTGACCTATGAAACCAGTCTATAATTCTAAGAAGTTTAAAAAGGAAATGAATAATATAATGAAGTATTCAATTGGCTTTCTTGATGGTGTTCAAAAAGGAAAGACTCCATTCTTAAGATCTTTGGGAGTCGATGCAGTTGAAATAATGAAACAGTTCGTAGACTCAAATGCAAGAGTAAATCCAGCAATGCTTCATCATATCTATGAATGGAATAGAACAGGCAGTCCAGCAGCAAGACTATATGACATAAATTTTACAGTAAGCAACATTGGGCTATCTTTTAAATCATCATTTCGTCAATCAGAATCAATTCAGGATGGATCAAAAACACCATTCTATGACAAGGCAAGAATTATTGAGAACGGACTTTCAGTAGTTATTAAACCAAAAACATCAGAGGTTTTGGCTTTTGAAGAAGATGGAGAAATGGTGTTTACAAAAAAACCAATTAGAGTTTCTAATCCTGGAGGCGTTGAAGCACAGGGTGGATTTGAACAAACTATGGATCTATTTTTTAATAAATATTTTTCACAATCATTTTTGAGAACTAGTGGAGTTGCACAATATCTTGAAAACCCAGTAGTATATAAAAAGAATTTAAGAGCAGGTAAAGCAAGAGGAAGAAGCAAAGGCCTTTCAACTGGATATACCTGGGTTGCTAATGCAGGGGTGGGTGCGTAATGGCTGCAGTAATTCATCATCCACCAACAATTATTAACGCTTACTTGGCAGACAAGATAGGTCCAAGTTTTGATTCTTCTGGAGTAACCTATTTTTTCCCTACGCTGCCTACACAAATAGATGATCTTATAAACACATTTCCTCAAAGTAATGGTGTCTTTGGAGTCTACGATAGAATGTTCAAGATGAGGAGAGAGGCTTTCCCATATATTAAGTGTGAGCAACTTTTGTATTACTTTTATTCTGTGGGTGAAGATGCACAAAAGAATATGATTATAACTCAGCAACAGATAAGCGACCTTTTAGATCAAGCAGACGACTCAGCAAAAGATCTAAACGATTGGGCAAGAGCCAATGCTGGTGCTTGGGAGGCAGAGTCTCTTCCCCTGTTCTTCCACAACTTTAAGATCTATCAACTAGAGGAGACACGAGATATTGTTGACTTTGCCACTGCCCGTACTTATGCGGGGAATAAGATAATTATCGACTACGACTGGCACCCAAACATCTAATAAAAAGGTAGTATAATTGAAGCGAGGAAACAACCCCCTTTTAATAAAATGAAAGAGGTGAGATATATGGCATACAGCCGTGGTTCAAGTAGTAACATCATCGTAGGTGCAGCAGCACTATTTACGCATGATGCAGGTCCAATCGGACTTGATGAGGATGGAAAGATTACCGATGCTCAAGCAGCAACAGATCTTCCAGTTCTTACAGCATCAACAACATCATACAAGACAACATTGTCAGCAGACAATGCATACACAAATATCGGTTACACATCAAATGGTCTAGAACTAGCGTTCGAACCAGATTTTGGTGAAGTAGCGGTAGATCAACTTCTCGACGTTGCTCGTTTATTCAAGCAAGGTATGACAGTTAACCTAAATACATCTTTCGCAGAGGCAACACTAGAAAATCTTCTAGTAGCAATTGCAGCAGATGACGGAGATTTATCTCCAGAAGCATCAGGTCTACAGACTCTTAAGATGTCTGCAGGAGATATTGGAGACGTTCCTCTAGAGCGTGGTCTAGTAGCAGTAGGACCAGGTTCTGGTTCTGCAGCAGATCCAAAGGAAAGAATCTATGTTGCATACCGTGCACTCTCAATCGAGAGCGTAACAGTATCAGCAAAGCGTGATGAGGCTTCAATGTTTGAAGTATCATTCCGTCTTCTTCCAAACGATGACGCATCATACGGTAAGATCGTAGATCGTTCACTCGCATAATACAACTTAATATGAGAGGCTCAATCCTTCGGGGTTGGGCCTTTCTGTTTGGTATACTTGTATAATGGCAACAAGTATATATCAAAAAAGAAAGTTTTACTTTGTAGATGGAACAGAGATTGTCGCTGCCCCCCTTAAAATAAAATATCTTAGAGATTTCCTAGAAAAATTTGAACTAATTAAACAAGCAAAGACAGATGATGAATCTATATCTGTTTTAGTTGATTGTACTTTAATAGCAATGAAACAATACGCTCCACACATTAACACAACAGAGGAACTTGAAGACAATTTAGACCTTCCAACAATCTATGAAGTTCTAGATATTGCAGCAGGAATTAAGATTAATTCAAAATCAGAAGAGACTGTAAAGTCTCAGGCAGTAGAAAGCGGATCATCATGGGAAACCCTAGATTTGGCAAAATTAGAATCAGAGGTTTTTGTTCTTGGAATATGGAAAGACTATGAAGAATTAGAAGAGTCTTTGTCTATGTCAGAACTAACTGCAACACTTGAAATAAAAAGAGAACTAGAATATAACGATAAGAAATTCTTTGCAGCCATGAAAGGTATTGATCTTGATAAACAATCTGGCAAGGGTAATGAGTGGGAAGACATGAAAGCCAGAGTATTTAGCAAAGGAGCAACAGGTGATGGGAAAGATATTCTGGCCTTGCAAGGTAAAAATGCTGACAGGGCTGGCTTTGGAATAGGAAACGGTCTTACCTATGAGGTTTACGAATAGCCAAAAATGAGCCTGTCCTATGGTATAATTGACTAAACCTTATAAGGAGGAAATCATGGCTACAAAAGTTGAAGATAAAGAAGAACTACATCTTATCGACGGAACAAAGTTTGAAGTACGACCACTAAAAATCTCACTACTAAAACCATTTATGAAGAAGTTTAATGAGTTGCAAGAAGTAGCAGAAGATAACGAAAAATCAATGAACGTTTTGCTAGACTGTGTGCAAATTGCTTTTAAGCAATATCTCCCACTGGTAGCAGAAAATCGAGAGGCGATTGAGGAAAATCTAGATCTTCCTACAGTCTATAAGATTATTGATGCAGCGTCAGGTATGAAACTGGCAGATGCAACAGGTCTTCTAAACTCAATCAAATAAAGAAGAGGGTGTTAATGAGTGGCTGATGTAAACTCCAATATTGGTATTAATTTTGATACCACAGCAGCCCTTGCATCTCTTCGTAAACTTCAGGCTGGATTAAGCACATTCAACCAATCCCTAACTCAGGGCAACGTTGCAGCAATGAATGCCCAGAAGGGCCTTAATTCTCAATTAATCCAAGCAATCAATGCAACTGGAAAATTTGTTGCAAGTCAAAAAGAAATAGCAACAAGCACAGGATCTTTTACTCAGGCTCTTGAAAAAAATCAACTGTCAATGCGACAGTACTTTAGATATACTGCAGCAGCAGCGACGGCAAATACAAAAACCTTTAAAGGTATGTTTGCTCAAGAGCGTGAGATTATTAACCGTGCTCGTAAAGACAGAGTAAAACTTCTTCAGTCTCAGTACATTCAACTAGGTAATGCTAACGGAGACCTTGTCAAGGTTTTGCAGGTAGTTCCAAAACACCTACAAATGGCCAATGGCAAGTATACAGACTATGCAACAAGAGTCCAGATGGCTGCTCAACGCCAGCAATTCTTAAATCAACTATTAAAGCAGGGGTCTACAAACCTTCTAAACTTTGGTAAGAACACTCAGTGGGCAGGCCGTCAGTTGATGGTTGGTTTGACAATTCCTCTTTCTATTCTTGGCTCTGCAGCAGCAAAGACATTCATGGAAATGGAAGAGGCAGTCCTTAAATTTACAAGAGTTTACGGAGATATCACAACCTCTGGAGATGCAACAAACAAGGCAGTTGCAGATATTCAAAGACTGGGTAAGGAGTTTACTAAGTACGGAATTGCAGTAAAAGATACAATGGAAATGGCTGCAACCGCAGCAGCGATGGGTATGCAAGGAAGTGCTCTAGAGGCACAGGTAATTCAAGCAACAAGACTTTCTGTACTTGGACAAGTTGAGCAACAGCAGGCACTAGAGACTACTATTTCTTTACAAAATGCTTTTGGTGTTTCTTCAGAACAACTTGCACAAAAGATTAACTTTCTTAACGCTGTAGAAAACCAAACTGTTCTTTCTATTGAAGATTTGACAATTGCAATTCCAAAGGCTGGACCAGTTGTAAAGCAACTTGGTGGTTCTGTAGAAGATCTTGCATTCTTTATGACTGCAATGAAAGAAGGTGGAATTAACGCATCAGAAGGTGCTAACGCACTTAAGTCTGGTCTTGCTTCTATGATTAACCCAGCAAAGAAAACTAGCGAGTTCCTTGCAGATCTTGGAATTAATATTAAGGGAATTGTTGACAACAACGCTGGAAACTTAAAGGGTACTGTAGTAGGACTTGCTAGAGCATTAGACACACTAGACCCACTAAACCGTGCAAGAGCAATTGAACAATTATTTGGTAAGTTCCAGTTTGCAAGAATCTCAACACTCTTTAGCAATATTGTAAAAGATGGATCACAGGCATCTAGAGCACTAGATCTTGCTGGAGCATCAATTGAAGAGTTAGCAATTCTGTCTGAACGAGAATTAAAGAGAGTCGAAGATTCAACAGGGGCTAAATTCAAAAAAGCCATGGAAAATTTAAAGAATGAATTAGTTCCAGTAGGTAAAGCATTCTTACAAGCAGTAACCCCAATAGTTGAGTTTGTTGGAAAGATTCTAGCAAAGTTTAATAGTCTTAGCGATGGGACTAAGAAAGTAATAACAATTATGATTGGAGTGCTTGGAGCAATCGCTCCAGTTGCACTTATGACATTTGGTGTTCTTGTTAACGGAATTGCAAACGTAATTAAATTCTTTGCAATGCTCCGTGGCGGAATTGCTAAACTTAATGGACAAAACAATGTATTGGGTGGAGGCTTTGATTATCTAACTAATCAGCAAACAGAATTACTTGCAGAAACAAATGCTCTTCATACCTCTCACCAGCAACTTCTTTCTACATTTAATGTTGAAAAAGGTGCAGTCGATGCATTAGCCCTAGCATACGGAAATGCAGCCAGCCAAGCAAGAGCCCTTGCAACTTCATCCCCAGGACTGTTTAACTCAGTCCCAGGACCTGCTGGAGCCGTAGCAGGGCTACCTCCCAAGAAGTTTGCAACTGGTGGAGTTGTTCCAGGTACAGGCAATAAGGATACAGTCCCAGCACTACTAACTCCTGGAGAGGTTGTTCTTACAAAGCAGACTGCTAAAGAAAACCCAGAACTAATTGCAGCACTTCAAAACGGATCCGTAATGAAGTACAATGGTGGAACTGGAACACGACAGTCAACTCCTAGGTTTGATGTTGGAGGAAGACAACTTTCTTTAGATATAAAAAACGATGCAAAATCTCCAAATAATGTTAAAAATGTTAAGGCACTTATTGCTGCAATGGAAAAAGGTATAGGTGATGTTACAAATGGAACAGAAATTGTTGAAGAGGTGTTTGCAAGATTTGCAGGAGAAACAAAAATACCACTTAGAGACTTTGTTCAAGAGTTAAGAATTGTAACAGAAGGACTGACTGGAATTGCATTATCGTCTAAACAAATTAATGAGGCAGTTGGACATGAAGGCGCTAACGATAAAATTACTGGTCACTCTGCTAATGAGGCTGGAATAGGAACTAGTGTTGAAAAAGACATGGAAGCAGCAGGCCTAAAAGAAGAGCATGAAAGACTACAAAGAATTGCAGACAAGGCTATGGCTAAACGTGAAGCAGACTTTCCAGACATGCCAAAAGTTCAAAGCCATGGTAAGGGCAAAGATAGACATGCTCAGTTAGATAGAGGACACATCGGAGAACTTGGATCAACAGCAAAAAGTGTTGAAGAGGGATGGCAAAAAGATTTCTGGGACGAGACCCCACATGGTGAAAATGAAGTTTCAAACACCCTTAAAAAAAGCGAAAAAGTAAGAGAAATTTATTTAGAAAAGTTAAATGCTTTGCCAGATGGAATGGTAACACCAGAAGAAATTCAAACCATAACTTCAAAGATTGAAACAAATGGTGCTTTAAATGAGAGAGAACTTCAAATACAAAAATCAGTTCTAGAGGAAATGATAGCAGATCCATTATTTATGGAGTCAGGTGTAAAAACTGCTAAAGAAAGAAAGGCAGCCTCTCCAGAAAGACGTGCTCAACAAAAAGAATATGTTAAGGGCGGAGGAGAAGTAGCAACTGAAGCATTCCATAAATCAGCCTTAGACGCTATATATATTGCAAGAGAGCGTGAGGCAGAACCTATGACTCCAGCAATGCTGGCACGTCAAGATACCAGAACTGTTGAACAAAGAATGGCTGCAGGACGACCTGCTCTTACTGAAAGGCTTGGCAAAAGAAATGAACCAGGGGTAAGCCCAAGCGAGGGCTTTGTTCCTTTGTCAGATGCTGAAAAAGCAAGAAGACTAGAAGCGCAAGAACCACCAAGAATAGAAGTAACAGAAGAAGATAAAGCCAAAGCAGCAGCAGAAGGTGCAAAGGTTGGTCAAGCAGCAATTGATGGTGCATCTGGTCCAGATGGTGCTGACAACAGATCACCATCCAAGAAGGGTAAAAAGATTGGTAAAGACATTGCCGATGGAATTGCTATTGGAATGCAAGAGGGTAAGCCAGCAGTAACTTCACAGGCTGCACAACTTGGGGATGCTGCAGTTCCATCAGCAGCAGAGACACAAGCAAAAGTTTCAAAAATGGATCTTGGAAATAAGGCATTCTATGATGACATTGATACACCAGAGATGCGTGATGAAAGACAAGTACTTAAGTCTTTAGATAGACAAAGAAGAAAACGTGGTGCTACAGGAACAGTAGACCTATCATCAGCAACGCCAAAAGAATCTCAAGCATCACTTTTAACTGCTTCAAAAACCAGAGTAGTAAAAGCAACAGATGCGTTAGCAGTTGAAACTGAAAAAGCAGTTACTGCACAATCTCAGATAGTTGAACAAATAAAGGATGAGAGCAGAACCAGAGTAAAGATTAAGGGCAACACAGTCAATATCGGTAAGAGTGGCGAAAAAGAAAGAGTTGTCGATGGAATAGGTAATGTAGCAGACTCAACCCTCCTAGTTGCAGATCAAACAGATGAACTTGCAAGTGTAACTGGTGATGCTGTTAATGCTCAAACAACAAATGCAGACAATCTTGTAACCACTGGTCAGTTAACTGATGCAGCAAATAACAATCTTGGCGAAATGCTTCCAGCAATGGATCAAGCAGGAATTGCACAACAAGATATTGCAACATCTTCTGCTAATATCGCAGTCGTAAATGATGATATAGAAGCAGAAAAAAGAGAACAGTTAGAAAGACTCAGGGCTTACAACGCTCAAGAGGCTGCAAGACAAGCAGCAGAAAATGGAATTATTCCTCCAGGAAGCCAATCAGGAAATGAAGAGTTGGGCAAAGATAGAATGGGATCAGTTGAGGCATACGAAGAAGCATCAACTTACACCAGAGACAAGAATGGCCAAATAATCTTTGATCCAGAACTAGATGCAGATGGAAAGAAACAGCCAACAACTCTTTCAGCAAAGCAAGTTAAGGAAAAGAAACGTGGCATGCGTAGAGAAAAGGTTGGAAAGTTTTCTGGAAAGATTTCTGGAGCAGCAGGAACAGCAGCAATGGTTGCTGGTATGGCAGGAGCCCCACCACAAGTTACGGCAGCACTTGGTGGCGTAGCAACCGTAGCACAGTTCGCTCCAATGCTTGCAGGTATGACAGGACCGCAAGGTATTGTAGTAGCACTTGCAGCCGTAGCAGCAGGAGCATACCTATTCAACAAGCATCTTAATGCTATGGCTGGTAAAGCAGCACAGTTTGCAAAAGACCTATCAGCAACAAGAGATGGACTAAAAGCAATAGGTGAAGTTTCTGGTAAGGTTGGCTCATCTGAATTAATGGATAAGCGTAGACAAAAGAGTCAGTATGGAAAGTATGATGAATCAGTAAAGATTAATGATGTATTTGGAAAGCAATTCTTAGGTTCAGACCCTGGTAAAAAAGAAAAGGCCCTTTTCCAGCAGAATGTTAAAGACTTTGGTAAAGATAAGGCTGTAGCAGATTTAGCATTAAAACTTTCAACAGGTGTTGCAGATGGCGTCTTAGATAGTAATGCAGCAAATAGTATTGCAGCAGCCCTTGCTATAGAACTTAAAGACTCAAAAATTGAAATGCAGGTTATTGGACAAATGTCTTCATTGATTGGTCCAGATGGTGAAGACCTAAAGAAGGAGCCAATGAAGGCTAGAATTGCAATAATGGCAAAAGCAGGACAAAGAACTAAAGATCTAGAAACCGATATTCAGTCAAAGTCGGGCTTTGGAGAAAGTTCAAGAAAAGAAGTTGCAGCATTAGCAGCCTTAAACATGAACAACCTGGAATTGGCAACAATGATGGCAGATCAGGTTCAGGTTGAGTACGAGACTGCAAAGAAAAAATTAGAAGCAGAGTTAGCATCAACAACAAATGCACAAAAGAAACTAGATATTGAAACACAGATCTCTACACTTAATGCTCAAAACCTAAAAGACACACAGTTTATGAATAACACTATTACTGCACAAATAAATAAAAATGCAGCAAGTTTTGCCAAGGTTTGGAGTGGGTCTATTTGGGGCAAGCAAGCAATGCGTGAAGACGCATACTTTGATGCATCCAAGGCCACAGTAACATCAACATATAAGGGCACAGATCAAGAAGACGCTGCAAAGAAATTTTTAAATAAAACTCAGGCCCTAGCCAATGATACAACTATTGGAAAATACAATGATAAGACAGGGGAGTATGTAAAAACTGGTCTTGGTACTGCTGAAAAAGCACAAAAATTCCAAGCAAAAATGGAAATGCTTGTTGGAAGTAAGGTCTTAAGCCCAGGAGAAGCAACAAGTTATATGGATCTATTCAGGGGCAAACTTGATAAGTTAGATATGCTACTTAACTTTGGAATTAAAATGAAGGGTGCTGGCAAGACAAAAGAACTAATGGGCATGTTCTCAGGCTTTACTTCAAAAAAGGGAAAAGAGCAAGCAACTTCAATCATCACAGAACTGATTATGAAAAAGAAAGACCCAGCAGAGTTTGATTCAATTATGGAAACACTCAAGAGCATTCAGGTTCTAGATGGAAACACTATTGATTTTGAAATTATGGTTACAGCAGTGGGTCTTCCAGGACTTGAAAGAATTAAAAAAGAACAAGAAGAGATTGAAAAAATTAAAGACAAGGCAAAGAAGGAAGGCAAAAAGATCAACCTTGATGATGCTGCAGGCGTCGATGCAAATATGGCTAGTGCCGTTGCAGCACTAAAAGATAGCCCTGAAAGACTTGCAGAATTTAACGCAGCAACTGTTGAGCAGCAAGGAGAATACTTACAAAAACTTGCAGCACAGTATATGTATGAGGGTCAAGTAAATGAAAAGCAACATCAAGCAGACATTGAGATGATTGCTCAAGAACAGGCACAACAAGAGGCATACGATAAAGACATTGATACTAATGGTGCAGAGTTCCAGAAACTACTTGATGAAAAAATTGCAATATTAAAAGCAATGTCAGATGGAAAGTTTGCAGTAACAAAACTGGCAATGCCATCTGCAGGCGGAGTTACCTCACTAGGAGCAGATGTCCCTCCGACAACTCCTGAAGGTACCAAAGCAAACCCTCTAGACTTCCTTGACTCACTTGCAATGCGTATTAAGAATGTTCGTAATGGAGCATTTGATGCAACAAAACCATTACAGTCTATGCTTGCTGCGTTTAGTAATCCAAAAGTAAAGAAAGACATGTCTCTTGCATTTAATATGTTTGATGGTCTGCAACAAAGAATGATTGGCATGAAGGTTCCAAAAGAATTTAGAGATATGATCGCTGGAATGTCTTCTGAAGATTTCACAAAATTAGCAAAACTAAAAGGCAAAGAGGCAATCTTTACATTTGACAAAGACAAAAATGGAAAAGAAAAGCCAAGAACAAAGGCAAATATAAAGGGACTTACAGACACTGGCAAAAAGTTAATGAAGACATACAATGAGGCTATAGTCGGAGAAGCAAATGTTGTTAATAGAGAAGCAGTAGAGCAAGTTGCCAACCAAGAAAAAGCATTTAAGATATTGGTTGCAGGTGGAGCAAGTGCAACAGAAGCGTTAGAGCATGTTCAGGATGCTGCCACTGCAGCAGCAATTGCATCTGGGGCTCTTGGTAAAGCAGGAAGCAAAGAAAGAAAACAGTACATTGCAGATCTTAAAAAGGCTACAGATGAAACAGAAAGATTTGCTCTTAGCCAAAAAATGATTACCGCTAATGAGGAGTTTAAACTTCTTGAACAAATGCCAAAACTTGCAACATCTATGAGAATTGCAGGCTTTTCTGCAGACCAGATGTCTGAAGTATTAAATGATCCAGCACTTGCAAAGTCTTTAATTGAAGACCTCAAAGATGGAAAAATAGAAGCAGGAGAAATTGCAGACTATTTAAACTCTATTGAGGCTAGAAAGATTATTGATATTCAGGTTAACTACAACGCTGGAAAGTTCTCTGAGGCTGCCCAGCCTGGTATGGACATTGTAGATGAGATGTTTGCTGTTCAAGAAAGTCTGCTAAGAACTGGGGCAGATCCAAGAACAACCGATATGGTTAAAACATTACAGGCCAATGAAGATAAATTAATAGATCTAGAATTGGCAGCAAAACCATTTAGAAGAGAAATTGAACTTATCAATCGTGAGATTAGGGATATAGAGCAGGGTATTGAAAAGAACTATACAAGACCAATAGAAGAGTTACAAGAAAAGATTAGCGATCAAGAAAGAGAACTAGAAATAAACTCTATCTTTGGTGATCGTGCTATGGAAGATATAAATAAGAGAAATGCTAAGTTATCAAATGATTCTGCAATCATGGCAAATCAAGCAGAAAAGATTAATGAGGAGTATGACAAGCAAGCCGAGGCTCTTGCTAAGGTTGCAGCAATAAATGAAGATATCCTAAATCAGCAAAAGGGTCAACTTGATATTGCAGGTGCATTGACTAGCGGAGACATCGCAGCAGCAGCAAGAGCAGCACAAGAGCAACGTGCACAATCAGCACAAAGATTCAGTGGATCTCTATCTGAGGCTTTAGATCAATCTAGATCAAACGAGATTAATAATCTTCGTGGAAAAGAAACTGGGAAAACTCAGAAAGAGATTGATCAGGAACAATTTGAAAATGCTCAAAAACTTTATGAAATGGAAAACAATCCAGCACGAGTTGCTATTCTTGAAGATATTAGAAAAAAGCAAGACGAGATCTATAGATTAGAAGAGTTACGTGAAGCAGAACTTCTTAAGATTCAGGTAAAAGAAGACGCTATTCTAAAAATACAAAAAGATCAACTTCAGCCTCTAGAAGATAAGATTGCAGATATCACATATGCCAATGAACTAATACAGGCAGAGATAGATAAACTTGTTAAGGGAACAAAGGTTTTAGGACAAACACAGCAAGAGTGGGACAAGATAAAGGCAAAGATAGAGGCTAACACTTTAGAAGGTAAAAACTTTGATGATCAACTTGGAAAACTTCTTGCTTCAACAGAAGCAATTGACAAGAAATGGCAATCAATTCTTGATAAATTAGCAAAATACAATGGAACCCCACAAGGAGTTCTTGACGCTAAAAAAGAAACTCAGGCTCAGGCACAAGCATCATTAGCACTTACAAGCGCACAAAAAGAACTTGCTGATGCAGAAAAAGAATTACAGGATGCAATCAATAAGGGCCAGTGGGCATCCTTTGAAGCACTAACTAAAAAAGTCAATGCTGCAAAGGCAAAAGTAAAAGATGCAACCATAGCCAAAGAGTCTGCAGACAAGGCAGCAGGATTAACAGGTGGTACAGGCACAGGCACAGGTACAGGCACAGGCACAGGCACAGGTACAGGCACAGGCACAGGCACAGGCACAGGCACAGGGACTGGTACTGGTACAGGGACTGGTACTGGTACAGGGACTGGAAAACAATTAAAACAAACTGCTGCCCAAGCAGCAGCATCAAAGATATCAAACGATATGACAATTCTTGCACAAGCCAGAGCAGCACAAGAAGCATATGAGCAAAAGCAGATAGACAAGATGTTGGCTGCAGGAATACCAGACCCTAAAAAGGGTAATTCTGGTGACTATAGACTTGATCTGACCGCAGAACAAAGAGACAAACTGGACGAATTACGTTTAACAGATGAATATCAAAAAATTGCACGAAAGTACAAAACAGGACAGGATGCAACAGAAAGGTCTGCTGAGCACCCACTACTTAACCCTAGTGAGCGTCCTGATGCAAGACATCTAGAAGATTCAAACTTTATGTACTTTTATAGTTGGATTGGCGGAGTTGGAACAGGATCTTGGGTTCTATACCGTGCTTCAAAAACTAAAGAGAATATAGATAAGTATGGATCTAGACCTTTCGGAGGCAAAACTCAGTCAGGCGTAGACACCGCTGTTGGCGCTAACGGTTTAGAGTATCAGCCTCAACCAATCAAAGATGCAAGGGGAAACATTATTGGTTATGAAATTCCAGACTATTCTCAATTTGACTCTTACTCATCTCCTGAAGATACTGCAGAATCAATTGCAGCACTAGATGATTTTATTGGTATAGTCAAAAAAGTAGATGCTGCACAGGAAGCACTAGATGCTGCAGAAGGATCTGCATCTACTGAAGAATATAATAGATTAGTAAAGCAACTTGCTGATGCACAAGCAGCATACGACGCAACATTACCAAAAATTGATCCAAGCGATGTTGGCGGTGGCGGAGGTGGAGGTATCGGAGGTCGAGGAGCGATGCAGATGCTTGCTTCTGGTGGAATGGTTAATCCAATGAGGTTTGCAATGGGTGGATTTGCAAAGGGCACTGATACAGTTCCAGCAATGTTAACACCAGGAGAATTTATAATGAGTAAGTACGCTGTTCAATCCAACGGTATAAATAAAATGAAGGCAATAAATAGTGGAGCCTCAACAAGTGATGTAGTGTATAATAATAGTTATACATTAACTGTTAATGCAAAAACAGATGCAAATCCAAATGAAATTGCACAAGCCGTTATGTCAACAATTCAAAGAGTTGACGATAGAAGAATTCGAGGAGTGTCACTAAATGGCTAATGAAGCAATTGTAGGCTACATGCAGGGTCGTAAAAAATATCACAGACCCAGTGGTATGCTATGGTCAGAAAACTCTGGAACACTTCAAAATGGTTTATATGTTCCAAATGGATACGAAATTGGATCAGACCCAGAAGGAATTGATGATGAAAACCTTATAGATCAGTTTCTATTAATTACTGATGATAACAGAACGCCACTACAATTTAAAGAAGAGAGAATAGAAAAACGAGAGAGAATGATAAATGGCCGTATGAGGTCTTATCATATTGCCGACAAACTTACCTTATCAACTAGTTGGTCACTAATCCCCTCAAGGTCTCACGCAGATGTTCCTACCTTTGATACAGTAACTGGTTTGTCACAACATAAATCATATACAACAGATGGTGGAGCAGGTGGAGCAGACATGCTTGAATGGTATGACTCCCATAAGGGATCTTTCTGGGTCTTTCTTGCATACGACAGAAAGGGTATTTTTAAGGGAACACCTGAACCATACGATCACCTTCAGCAATATAATCAACTTATAGAAATGTTTGTTAGTGATTTTTCCTACTCTGTTGAAAAACGAGGGACAAAGTTTGACTACTGGAATGTCTCAATAAGCCTGGAAGAAGTATAATGTTCAAAGATAAAGATTTACAGACATTTTTAGAGACTGCACAAACTGTTAAAAATAAATCAGTAGTGATTGCAGAATGGAATATGAATAATACGACCAACATTAGTCATATTGGAAACTACAGATATAGACCAACAAAGACATCTTCAGTCTATTCATCTTTGCCAACAAGTTTTGATGTTAATGATGCTGGAAATTTTTATACAGGAGCAACAGATGCAGATGTTTTGATAGGTGGAACATATAATGACGATAATTCTCCAAGTGTTTTTAAAAGCAAAAAAGAAAAATTAAAAAGTTTATATTCTTTAGAAGACTGTTTTGCAAAGTTTAGACCAAGGTCTGGAATAAACAAGGCCGTATATTTTGAAAATAGCAAACTCCACCACCCAAACATAGTTATGGCAGACAGACCAAGATACTATATGCCAGATAAAAATGACAAGTTTAAATACTGGACATCTTATAGAACAGAAACAACCTACAAGTATGTTTACAACAACAACACCACTGGCTATGGGTCTAGCCAAACATTTACAGATATAGATGGGAAAGAAAAATTAGGAATAGCCGATACAATTTCAGAATATGGAATTGCATCACAATTAAATGGTGTTCAAAATTCTATAGAAGATGCATGTCCATTTGTTGTTTATAAAGAACAAGTGCCAACAAACAGGCTTGTAGTAAAAATGCAAACTCACACAGGAACAGAAAACCTAGGACCCTTCTCATCCTCAACAGGTTCATTCTCTGATCCATTCTTTGGAGAAACAAACAAAAAAGTTCCAAGCAAATGGAAGATTCAGTTTTTAAAAGACAATAATTGGAAAGACGTAATCTCTTTTAATCCTTTAGAAACAAGGATAGATGGATCTGCAATTATTAAAAGTGATGGATATGTTGAAATTGCATATGGTGTTATTGTTCCAGATGAGTGGAGAGACACTTTTGTTTTTGCAGAAGTCTATGCAAGCAGTACATTGCTTCCTGAGCAATCTGTTGTTGGATACGCATACCTTATTAAACAAAATGAAAACGACATAGGCAAATATTATATTTGGAATGGTACCGATTACACAATCATAACACCAAAATACGGATGGTATCTTCATGATGAAACAGTTGATAGGCTGACTAACTTTGTTACAGATCTAACTAATCCAGATAAATTTATAAGCAATGGAGACAGCAAAACTCATTACAGAGAATTTGAATATCTTTCTGGTATTAGAATTGTAGTAGAAGCAATGACAACAAAAGACTCAACTTTTGATCTCATAGAAATATCTCCAAGACTTGTTGCAAACATCTCTGACAAAGTTCTGGACTATTCAGTAAACAAGAGTGCATCAGACCTAGGCCTAAGCGGTTTACCAGTAGGACAGTTAGTTGCTTCTAATGGAGCCCTAAATGTTTTTGACTATGACCAAACCTTTAATAAAAATAATTCATTAAGCATTGTATCAAAATATACAGACAGTCACATACAGTTTAAATTTTATGAAGTTATAATTAACGTTAATGGATGGGACTATTGGATTCCAATAAAGACATTGTACTCAGACTCATTTCCAAAACAAGACCTGACCAACAAGCGCATTTCTTTTTCCTTAAGAGATTTATATTGGTACTTAGAATCTTTAACTGCACCAGAAATGCTTATGACAGAGGTTTCTCTTAGTTCTGCTGTATCTCTTTTACTAGATAGCATTGGCTTTTCTAACTACACATTTAAACGAGTAGGAGATGAAAAAGAAATGATCATGCCATATTTCTTTATTCCTCCAGACAAAAGCGTTGCCCAAGTACTACAAGACTTAGCAGTATCAACACAAACAGCCATGTTCTTTGATGAGTATAACAATTTTGTTATGATGAGCAAAGACTATATAATGCCAACCACAGATCAACGAGCAACAGACTTTGCACTCAAAGGAACAAATGATTTATACGAAGACAAAGAAATCAAAAATAAAACATTAGCAAATTCTAAACTAGCAAATATTATTTCAATATCAAATGAGTCAAACACAATATACAATGGAGGTACAATAAACTATACTGTTAGACACCTTCAAAGGTCTATAGGTTCTTTGAGACAGGCAAGTCTTTTGGAAGATGAAAGAATGTATATCTATAAACCAGCACTACTATGGGAAGTCTCTGGTACTCAAAATACAAAGTCAATAAATAATGAAGTTGGAACTCAGTCTGCATACGTTCTTTCTGCAATACCATTAAATTCTAATTTATCAGATCAGGTTCCAGAGGTTAAAAATGGTATTGTTATTAATAATACGTTTAGCCTTGGAGAGGCAGTTTATTGGATTACTAGATATAATGGATATTTTTATTCTAGTGGAGAAATTATAAAGTATGATGCTGTTCAGTATAATGTTGGTGGATTTGGAAATGTCTGGATAACATCAGTTGAAGAATATCAAAACTATTTTTCTAAATTGCCATTTAATGGAAAACTATACCCTACTGGACTTGTAAGAATTTACTCAGAGCCAAACTATTTTGAACAAGAAGGAATTCTTAAACTCAAAAATGGTCCAGTATCTAAACATGGGCGTGGACAATTTGACACAAAGGTAGTTGAGCATTCTGCAGGAATAGCAGATTATTGGAAATCAGACGAGAACATAAAGGGATGCTACATGGCATCAGAATATTTGTTTGAATCAAAAACTCCTTTACCAACAACAACAGTTGATGCTGCAGGCAAAACAACAGGTAGCGGAATATCATCAGATGTTATATCAAGAACAGCAACACGAAGTGGTATTATAAGAAACTTTTTGTCAACATCTTTAGCAGGAGAAATAACTACAGCAACTCAGCAAGTGCCTGGATCTGTTCAGTCTTCAGCGTTTTGTTTAACTGGTCCAAACTTTAGTACAAAAGAAAAACCAAGAGATTTTGTTTCCTATGTTTATAAATCTTTAGCAGATAAAAAATATAAGCATTTTGGAACAAGGGTTAGAATAATTGGAAAAATAGAAAATAATCAAGACCGTGGTCAAACCTCTAACGGTGCTGCTGCCTACTATACTATTAATGGATCTACTCCAGACAAAAATGTTACAGTGTCTGGAGGGTCTGCAGGAATAGCAGTAATGGTAAACCCAACAACTAATGTTGGTTATTACTTTGAAATAGCAGGGCTTGGCCTTAATAAGTTGTCAGCAAAAGACAAACAAGATGTTCATAATGTTTTATTTTATAAGGTTAAGTCAAGTGGTGGCGCAGCAATTCCAGTTCCACTATATAAAGGCTTGGCTAAAATTATAGTAGATGATGGAAGATTTACTGGTCAATCAAGAATGTTTGCTGAGGAAAATCCAACGGTATATGATCTAGCAGTAGAATATGAAGACATAGGAACTCTAAGAAGATTCTACCTATACATAAATGGAACTATGGTAAAGACAGTAGATGACACAGAGCCACTGCCAGTATATTCTAATATTGCTTTATTTACTAGAGGGTCTTCAAGGGCTATGTTTGAAAATGTATATGCCTTGTGTAATAATTATTCTCAAAACACATCGTTTTCTTTAGGAACTCCCGTAAACTCTGTCTTTGGAGATTCTGATATTGATGCAAGCGAGTCTTTTAGAAAATATGCCCTTAGTGGATTAGTACAAAGCACCTACCTATCTGGAGTTGGATCTTCTGAGTCTCCAAAATATAACATCTATTTTGAAGAGTTTGGAACTATTATGAGAGAAGTTGCAGAGTTTAACTTTAAATATGACAAGGCTTTTCCAGCACTTACTGCAAAAATCTCTCCAACATTTAACAAGATAAAAGGTTTCACTGTGTCTGGTTTTAGAGCAGGATCTTATGGGGCAGAGTTTTTAATTTTTAATGCAACAGATACAGCCCTTAGTTTGGACGAGACGAGTGGAAACTACTTAAGAATTCAGGGAATTACATTTACTCAACAGTCCAGCAATACCCTAACAGTTGATCAATATTTTAATAAGAACAGCCTTAACTCAGATCCAAAGTTTGTTGCAGACAAACTTATTTCAAATCCTTTTAAGTTTAGGTCAGACTACGAGGACATAAAGTTTAGCAGAATGGAACACGGAAGAAAAGATTTTTCTTTGGATGCAACCTATGTTCAGTCACAAGACGAAGCCTGGGATTTGATGAAATGGCTTATTGAGAAAATAGCAAAACCAAGAAAAGCAATAGGGGTTAAAATATTTTCAAACCCAACAATCCAACTTGGGGATATTGTTAGTTTAGATTATAAAGAAAATGAAGTAGACGCTATATCAAATTCTTCTAATAGATTTGTTGTATATAATATTGACTTTTCAAGAAGTTCTAATGGTCCAGAAATGCAACTATTTTTAAGTGAGGTTCTATAATGGCAGATGTATCAGGAACAGCAAACGTTGCAGGAGTCCCTTGGACAATATCAGGCAACTATAATAAAAATTTTGGAGTATCTGCAACAGCAAATATTCCAGATCCAGCCAAGGCAAACAGCACATCTAGTGATGACTCTATAAAAATTGCAACACCAGACTTACTAGTGTTTGGAGAAGAAGTAGTTGCTATTGAAATAATGACAGACCTTATATTTGAAGATATTGGTGGTCATGAACTTTCTACAATATCTAGGCATGACTTGGTAAATGGCCAAACAATACTTTATTCTCCAATTAAAAATTTAACAGATCTTTATTTGCAGTACAACCCAAACAATATTTTAAGGCTACAGTCTGCTGATTCTTTTTTTAGTTCTTTGGCTTTGTCGTTTCCAAACTATATTCCAGTATATGGAAATGGCTATACCCTAGAAGGAGATGATCCAGATCTAACAAAAAGAAAAAAGGTCTTTAATGGAAAGTCTATCTATATAGATCCGATAAGCGGAGACCTTGTAATTAATGTAATTAATGTGAAAGAAACTGAGCAGGTAGAGGTTGAGATTCTTACTGCTGGAGAGATTTTTAATGATACAATATACTAAAGGGGCAATCAATGATAACTAATACAGGTAAAAATATTTTAGCAAAGTACCTTGTGGGTCAGACCACATCTTACGCATCTCATATTGCCATAGGCTGTGGCCCAAAGCCAGCAGCATCTGACTATACATTTAATAATTCAGAGTTGTCGGCTATGAGGGATAAAACCTCTTTAGATTTTGAGATGTTGCGTGTGCCTATTATCTCTAGAGGTTTTGTAAATGAGGGGGGACTTTCAAAGGTTGTACTTACGGCAGAACTTCCAACAGAAGAAAGATATGAGATTACTGAAGTAGGAATATTCTCTGCAGCATCTAATCCACTGGCTGGCCCATTTGATAGCAAGATTGTTTACTCTTTTTCAGATACCGACAATTGGAAATACAGTATTGATGGAGGAGCACCTGCAAATCTCGCTGTTAAGTATGGGCCTCTAGATGAACAAGAAAATGATGGGGTTATTAATGTAGTTGATAGCAATAACCAATCAATAAAGGTTTTTGCAACAAACTCAGACAACAGAATTTTTACAAATCAGTATAGAGTTAACAGAAATGAAAGATGTAGGTTTTTAAACAATATTGTTGCAATGAGAGGAGATACATCATATCTTTCCTATAATCCACAAGGAGTTATGCTTAAAACATCTGTGTCAGATCATATCGTATTAGATCAAACCTCTATAGATTTTACCAAGAACAGTCCTTTAGACGAACTTAGACTTGCATTTTCTGTTATAAATAGAGTTCCTGGAACAAGCCTAGTTCCTGTAACTGTTCCAGACAACGTTAAAATACTGTTAGAGTTTTCTCATACTACCAACTCTACCATTCAGTATGCACAATTTCAAGTTGACATTGACGATATTGGATATGCAAATGGAACATCAGAGAATACCCATGATTTTGAAAATAACAGATATATTGTAGTAGGTAAAACCTTTCAAGAGTTAAAAAAGAGTTTAAGATTTAGTTGGGCTGAAGTTACTACAGCAAAAATTTATGCTACTATTACTAAAGACAATTTACCATCTGACTCTTTTTATATTTGCCTGGATGCTTTAAGACTTGAGAATACCACAGCAACGAACTCTCTATATGGATTAACTGGATATTCTGTAATTAAAAATATACAATCTAGACCAATTATAAAAACAGGAAATACAACAAACTATATAGAGTTTAGATTTGCGTTGGATGTTTAAAAATGACAATTCTACCAGAACCTGGAATTAAAAATGTTATTATTAAAAAAGAGTTTCTAAAAAGAGTTACAAACGATAATAATAGGATTATTAGATTTCGAATTGTTGCTGAAGATAAAAATAGAAAGTCTGCCTACTCTGCAAACCTTGCAGTACAATCTGGGCAGGTTTATACTGGTATTGGATATGTAAAACCAGATTCTGTATCAAACACAATTCAGGTAGGATGGTCTCTTGGAGATGTTTCCACGCAGATACTATATGATATTTTTGTAGGATTTGATTCTTCTTTGCCAACTTATAAAACAACAACTGCGTCAACAACTTATTTACTTTCAAAAACTGGAACAACTTCTGTTAGGGTCATAATCCAAGCATCTTCAACAAACCCAGAACTAAATCCTAGTTTAGAGATTTACGATTCTGGAACAGTGAGTCTGGTATAATTATACTATGGCAATTTTACCTGTACCAGAGCGAGGACAGCCCTTAGACGTAACTTATATTTACCAGATTGTTAAGGCTGTTAATGATTTGTCAACTGCAGCATCTACCTCAATAAACAAATATGTTACAGTAGATACTCCAAACGCAGGAAAGCAAAGCGTTAAAACATCAGAAGCCCGAGTAGTTGGTGGATATATCTCAGTTACAAAAGGAGATAATCAAACTACTGGATCAACAAAAGACTTTTCTTACTCTTTTCCTACCGAGTTTAAGTTTACACCTATAGTTACCGCAACCCCAGTCAGTACTGGAACCGCATCAGTTGCGGGTAAAGATGTAGTTGTTACACTTTCTAGCATAACCACTTCAGGCCTAGAAGGATCAGTTAAATTTAACCTTGGTGGAATTACAAATGTCGGTATTAACTTTATTGCAATAGGCATACCCAACTAATGATTTTTTGTAAAAAATGCAAAGGAAGAATGTTTCTAGATAGGCAATATACAGAAATAAATAATTTAGAAATGTACTGTATGTCTTGTGGGGCACGATCATTTTTTCATCCACCAAACAATTCTCAGGAGGGCCGATGGCTATTAAAAAGGGAACAATTGAGAGCGAAGGCTACAATGTCCTCCCTGTAATTCCAGGGAGTAAAAAGGTTTGGTTTTTAAATGGAGATCTTGTTAGGGTTCACCACCTAAACAAATCTAATGGAATAATGTCTGTTTATAATATTACAAAAGATCAGATCGAAAGTTGTTTAGTTAGTGATTTTAAAAGCAAAAGAGAAAGGTCTTATACGGTTGGGCAGACTGCTGATTTAGTTAATCGTCATAAAAAATATATGCCGTCACTAATGAAACGAGGAGTCATTCCATTTCCAACGGGATCTCAAAAAGGTGGAGCAAGAGGATTTCAAGTAAGATCATATTACTCAGAATCGCAAGTAAGAGAGATACGTGATATACTTGCTTCATATCATATTGGTAGACCAAGAAAAGATAAATTAATTACTAATGATATTACGCCTAGCAAGCAAGAGTTGACACGCAGGATGGGCGATGGTATACTTACATATAGAAGAACAGAAGACGGACAGTTTGTTCCAATTTGGAGCGAGTCTATTTAACGAAGGGTATAAAATGGAAAACGAAGAGACAAAGGTATCTGTTACACTTGGATACACACTTAACCTTGGCAACTTTCAATCACTAAGACTAGATCTTGGTGTTGTAGATTCAAGACGTAATGGAGAAACTCCAGATCAAGCATTTGAGCGAGTCTACAAGTTTGTTGAAGATAAGTTAACTGCTAAGATTTTAGAAGCACAATCCGAGGCTGAAGAAAAGTAATGGCCGAACGCAAAGACCGTATGGCTTTGCTTTCAAGATACAGCAAGTATCATACCGCAAGGTACGAATCAAAGCCATCTCTAAACCTAAATGTAGAGCAATGGGCATCTGATGCCCTTGTGGAATCATATACATTATCAGGGTGCTACGATATACTTGAGTATTACTTTGCTGTTTCAGAAACCCCATCATGGAATTACTTTGCATACAATGCAGAAAAAATATTACAGGCAAAAAAGGATAGATTAAAAGATATCCAAGAAAGAGCAGAGCGTAGAAGACTGGCAAAGGAGTGGTTAAGTGAATAACACAGAAGCAAAACTACTTACGGCTGTTCTGAAAGATAAGCAGATCCATGTTCTTCTTCAAGCAAATGTTGACAACCTTCTAAGAACCCACGGAGACATTTGGAACTTTGTAAGACTGTATTTTGAGAATAACTCAGTACTTCCTCCAGTAGAACTAGTTACTGAAAAGTTTAGAGACTTTGAGCCAGTCGCTGGCATTGGTGCAACAAAGCATCATCTTGAAGAACTTCAGGGAGAATACTTAACAGATAGCCTTAAAGATATTATTAGATCAGCAGCATCTGAGATTCAGAATAATAATGGAACTACTGCTCTCAACGAACTTATTACAAAAACCTCAGAACTAAAAAAGAACACTGCTGCTATTCGTGATATTGATGTCACAGACCTAGAGTCTGCTATTGCTTACTTTGAAAATGTAAAGAAGCAACAAGCCCTAGGACATGTCGGCATCAAGACTGGATTGCCAGGATTTGACAACTACTTGCCGTCTGGAATTATGCCAGGGCAGTTAGGAGTCTTCTTAGCATACCCAGGTATAGGAAAGTCATGGTTAGCCCTGTACTTCGCTGTACAGGCCTGGAAACAGGGTAAGACACCCCTTGTAATCTCTCTTGAGATGTCTGAGACAGAGGTTAGAAATCGTGTCTTTACCATTATGGGAGAAGGCCGTTGGTCTCATAGAAAGATCAGTAATGGCGAGATTGAAATTGACATGCTCAAGGAATGGCATGCAAAGAATCTTCAAGGCAAGCCAGAGTTTCATATTATCTCAAATGATCAGGGTGGAGAGATTAACCCTTCAGTTCTTCGTGGAAAAATTGATCAGTACAAACCAGACTTTGTAATCGTTGACTACCTTCAATTAATGGCTCCTAATCAAAAGTCAGACAATGAAACGGTACGAATGAAGAACCTTTCAAGAGAACTTAAACTAATGGCCATTGGTGAAGAAGTCCCTATTATTGCTATCTCATCTGCCACACCAGATGATGTTAACGACCTATCATCAGTTCCTACATTGGGTCAAACGGCATGGTCAAGACAGATTGCTTATGATGCTGACTGGGTCTTAGCACTTGGTCGTGGTACCAATAGCGACATTATTGAGTGTGCCTTTAGAAAGAACCGTAATGGTTTTATGGGAGACTTCCTTGTTCAATGTGATTTTGACAAGGGCTATTACAGATATAAAGACTTTGAAGATAAGTAGTTATAATATGGTATGTCAAAAGAGGAGAGCATGCCATATGCTTCATATCATCATAAGCCCATCAAGATGTTCTATCTTAATGGAGTAATTCATGATGATTCAATGATTGGAAGGCTCAGAGAAGAGTACATAAGGTTATTGACAACAGAAATGAAACTTAGTGGATATGTTAGAAGGCTTGACCTTGACCCAGATTTCACTATAAGGTATAATGAATTAAAGAACTTTTTTGAATTTGAACTATCACTACAGGCAGTCTACGCAGGGAAAAGGAAAAGCGAATGGATAGCAGGAATAGACGGAACCAATCTAATACCTATTCTGCAGAGCAAGTCAAGCGAGTCCTTACAGGATCGGGTGTTACCGTAGAGTCTGAACTTGATGCAGACTTTATGATATTTTGTCCATTTCACAATAATCACAGAACCCCAGCAGGAGAAGTACAAAAAGATAGTGGCATGTTCTTTTGTTTTTCTTGTCAAAAGTCTGCAGACCTTATAGAACTTGTTATGCACACATCTGGAAGAACATACTTTGAGTCTGCTAGATTTATTAAGAGTAAAGAGAAATTAACTAATCTTACTACAGAAATTGATAAGGCACTTGTAAAAGAAGAACAATATAAAACATTTGACGAATTAATTATTAAGAGGTTGCACAATAATTTAGTTGCTTCAGAAAGAGCAAGAAATTATTTTACATATAGAAAAATTGAAAAGCCTTCTTGCATAAAGTTCTCATTAGGATATTCAGAGAAGCAAGACATGGTAACCGTTCCAGTACACAGCCCAGACGGAATACCTCTAGGCTTTGTCGGCAGATCTGTTGAAGGAAAAGATTTTAAAAATACTCCAGGTCTTCCAAAAAGCAAAACACTTTTTAACTTGCACAGAGTTAAGAAATCTGATAGAGTATATGTAGTGGAGTCATCCTTTGATGCTATTAGGCTTGACCAGGTAGGACTACCAGCAGTTGCAACACTTGGCGCAAACGTGTCAAGCACACAAATAGAATTGCTTCAAAAGTATTTCAATAACATTATTGTTATTGCTGATAACGATGAAGCAGGAGGAAACATGAAAGATAGGATAGTTGAAAAACTTTCTACTCGTGTTTCTGTTATTAAACTAAACACAAAATATAAAGACATTGGGGATATGCCAGACGAAGAACTTAAGAACTTAGAGTTCCAGTTTGACAAATCAATATCTCTTATGCTAAACTAATACAAACACACAAAGGAGAAAAATATGAGCATTGTAAAGGGAATCAAGAACATCAACGCCCTGCTCGACAGACCAAAGTACGAAAACGACGGGCCAAAAGTAAAGTGGCTTAAACTTGCAGACGGTCAGTCTGTAAAGATTCGATTCATTGAAGAACTAGATGAAGATTCTGCAAACTATAATGAAAAGCGTGGACTAGCACTTGTTGTTAAGGAGCACGTAAATCCAAAGGACTACAAGCGCAAGGCTGTAGACACAATGGAATCAGAAGGCCGTGACTGGGCAGAAGAGATGCACCGCAAGGATCCAAAGGCTGGATGGCGTGGTCGTCTTCGTTTCTATTGCAACGTTCTAGTTGACGATGGTATCGAAGCACCTTATGTTGCAATCTGGTCAATGGGTATCAGTAAGCAGTCATCATTCAACACAATTCGTGAGTATGCACTTGAAACAGGAAGCATCTCAAACGTACTGTGGAAGTTAAAGCGTAATGGTCAGGGAACTGAAACTAATTACACACTTATTCCATCAGCACCAGATAAGGAACCATTTGATTGGGGAACAATCGAGCCTTATCCATTGGAGTCAGCACTAAAGAAGATTCCATACGCAGAACAAGAAGCGTTCTATTTGGGCTTTGATGGCCCATCTGCCACTTCAGCAAC